CTAATGTGGTAGAATCAGCCTTATGAGTCAGAAAGTCGTGTTGGAACGTGTGACGTTGGACGGTGCCAAACCGTTCACCGGCTACGCCGACCGGCACGACCCCGAATCCGAAAGACTGTACGCGCGTTCGGGCGGTCAGGCGATGGACTGGCTGTGCGACGCTTGGCGATACCGGTTCAACCAATTGCGTTCCAACCGTTGCAAATACGGCAAGGACAAAACCCTCGTCCCCATTGGAGGCGAACCCGACACTCGCAGCGTCAGCCGGTCCCGAAGCGAATGTTCTTGGCTGGCGGCGGTGCCGTCCCTAATATTGGAGTCACCGACACGAATCGAACGGGTCGAATGGTTCACCGCCGTGC